AAGAACAATGCTGATCTAGGATCGTAAAATGCTAACTGCTTACCTGCAAAACTAAATCCTTGACATGGACTGCCTGCAAGCATGAGGTCTACATTTTGATAGTCTTTCGGATCTAAATTACATATATCGCCAACCTGTTCTATCTCAGGATAGTTTGCTTGACTGACTTGTATTGCATACTTATCTATCTCACTTGCGTAATACTTTTCTACAGGTATGCCAAGCTGATCAAGGGCGATACGCCCACAACTCATGCCGTCAAATAAACTTAATACTTTCATCCTCTCTCCTTGTAATAAACTCTTACCATATACTTTCTCACAACTGCTACCAAAGTAAACACTGATACTTGTATTACAGATGTAGCTACAAGACTAACCTCAAGATAGCTACACAACCTAAGCAAACCATAGCTGATTGGAAACGACATAAGCAATCCAATACCAACATCATTGACTGCCTCTTTCATAGAGTCTTTGTCAATCTTCACTCCAAGGCCTCTTCATTTCATTGTCTGCTAAGTAATACCATGTGTTCTTACCTGGAACATTGTGACTCTTGACTCTCTCGCCTAGATACTTTTGCACATAGCTGACTGCATAACGAGCAGCCCTTTCGCCTGATGCTAGTTCGTTTTCTTTGAGTGCTTGTCTTGCAACAAGTTCTAGTTCTTGTCTTGTATAAAACTTTTGTTTGCTCATAGCTGATGCCACCACTCTTGCAATCTCTACTTCATCTGGACTGTCTTGTGCATCTACCACCTTGAAGTATCCTCTTTCAAAATCAAAGTATGCTAAGTGTTGTTCAGGCTCTCTTGCATTACGAGCTTCATAGAATAAAGTTATGTTTGGCTTCTTGCCTGATAGCTTGACACCTGAATCCATCCAACCTGCAAAGGCACTACCACCCCTAGCTGACATGAACGACAGATCATCTGCTCTTTCTTTTCCTGTGTGATGAGCAATGATGACTGCTACTTTATATAGTTCAATAAGTTTATCTACCCTAGATAACATCTCATGTATCTCTGAGTTAGAGTTTTCTTCGCCACTAAAAAAATTAATGATAGGATCAATCATAACCAAGTCAGGCTTATGATATTCAATACTCTCTGCGATAGCATCTATATCACTATCTCTCATCAAGTTCTTTCTTAATCTGCCTGATGCTATAAGGTTTGACTTGCCTATGTTGTATAGTTCTGGATCATGATGAAAAGGTTGGTAATACATTTCTATTCTTTTCTTTAAGAACTCATGAATGATCTCTGCCTGTAGCCACATAACCTTCAGTGGTCTTGAGAAAGACCTACCCATAAACTCTGTGCCTGTCGTAGCTGCTGCCGCGAAAGCTCCCAACCAATGCGACTTACCTATCTTTGGTTTACCAAGCAACAATACTCTTGATTGTTCAAATACAAAAGCATCTCCCCAATACTGCTCAATCCTATCTGAATCCATAGCATCCCAGAAAGGATCATTGAAAGGCCTAAGTCCTAGTGGATCACTGTCAACTACATTTTCTTTCTTTGCTTGTTCGATAGGATCTTCTTGATCCATAATTTCTTTTAAGTCATCTGTTAATTGTATTTGCCATTGACTTGTATTCCATTTTTGTATACCACTTTCATCATTGGGATTTCTTTTCAGATGTCCTGTGCATATACTTTGGGTTGTGTTTAAGACTTCCTGGACACTCATAGGTGGAGTATTAGTTTGATTCCAATCTAATGCTTTGATAACAACTTCTCTCATACCCCAACCCTCTAATATCCATTTGCCTACTAGCCTGGCGAGAGTATCATTACGCATTCCTGTTTGAACACCATCTGTTGTTAGTGGTGTCTTGCTGTCTGTGTTGATCTTACCTGTGTTGTTATAGTCATAGATAACATTCATGTCTTGACTTGTTAATGTTGGTAAGTCATCAAGCGAATCTAATACAGCTCCCTCGACTACTTCAAACTTATAATTGAAAGAAGGGCTGACCATAACATAGCCACCTTCTCCTCTTATATCTAGTTTACCTGTGGTGTTTCTAATCTTTAGATCATCATTGATTGCATAGAAATAATGATAACCACCTCTAGGTGTTTTTTGTTTTAGTATTGTTCTTGTTATCTGACCTGACTCACAAAACTCACAGGCTTCTTGTGTGTCAGCATCAAGCACCACAAATGTTATGCCTGTGATAGCAGCCCAATTACATTCTGGGTATTGTAGATACCATTGCTTTACTTCATTAAGTGTAGGTTGTTTCTTTGTATAGTCAGCCCACTTAACTCTTGGTGTCTTTGACCAACGCTTTTGTAAAACAATATCATCTTCAAAGGGATGTCTGCTTTTAAAGTATTCTGGTATGACATCAGTGGTAGATCCACATGGTATTAAATGAAAGAAGTTTTCATGATATGAGATAAGCATATCTTTGCGTTCATCATTCTGTATATCTTGACCAACAAAGTTAGGTTTTATTTCTATTGGCATTCGTCTACCGATCCATAAATGTTTTCCCAACCTAAAGCATGGCCTGTCATTTTAATTAATTTCTTGGCTTGATTAACTGAGGGTTGTCTATTGCCATATCTCCAGGACTTAATAGTATCAACTGATACTCCAAGATCTTTAGCAAGATTATCTTCACCTCGTTTTTTTATATAGTCTTTAAGTTCCATAGTTCTCCTAAATAGAAAGGTGTGAGTTAATTTTATACGCTAGGGGGATAGAGTATATTTCTTGTGAACAAATAAAGGTTTTAACCCACACCAAATACAATAGTAAATTACTATATACAATAAGTAAAGTTTTTTTTTTACAAAAGTATTGACAATGTAATTTATAGGAGTAGTATTAACAGTGTATTTAAAAAAGGAGCAACTAATGAAAGACTATTCAAAGCTTACCCTACCACAACTTTTGGTAGAGAAGAAAAAGAATCTAGCAAAACAAACCGAACTTAAAGAACAAAGTTCTTTGCTTGACTTTGCGATTACTGCACACCCAGAAGTGCATAGTCAAGTCAATCGACTTTCTAACTCAGGTGGATCTACTAGGGTTCAACTTAACGGTATCATACCGAAAGACTTAAGAGTGCAATATAAAGTTACTAGATCATGGGATCAGAACTTTTTATCACAGGTAAAAAACGACATACCTGAAAATTTATTTCCTTTTAAAACTAAATACGTTGAAGACTCTGCACTATCTAAAATGATAGAGCAAAATCATCCTGACGTGTTTGATAAGTTTCAAGAGGGTTTACAAACTAAGATCAATGAAAGACCTTATGTTGCTTTCGTTGATCCATTAAAGGGGACAGTATAATGAACATACATTACAGTGCAGTCATAATGCAAATTAAAGATACTATTAAGAGAGAGGTAGCACCTGGATTACATCCTGCTTGGGTTAATAAAATATTAACCATAATAGATGATGTAGAAACAGTTGCAGACGAAATGACTTCTCAAGGTTTTGTATCAATGAATGATATGGAGGTAGACAAGCATGAGTCTGTTAAGTGAAGTGACCACAGGAATACAAATACCTGCAATTAAAATAAATATATCTGGAACTGATGGCATAGGTAAAACTACCTTTGCTAGTCAAGCACCCAAACCTATCTTTATTAAAACAGAATCTGGTACTAACTATGTTGACACATCATCCTTTCCATTATGTGAAAGCTACGATGACATAGTTAATCAGATCAGAACTTTGCATGATGAAAAGCATGATTACAAAACCGTGGTCTTTGATACAACAGATTGGGCTGAAAAATTAGTACAACAAAAGGTTTGTATGAATCACTCAATTAAATCTATTGAATCACTCGGATACGGTAAAGGTTTTACAGAGTCTGCTGAATTGTTCGGCAGATTACTACGCATGTTTGATGCTCTACAGAAAAAGAAAATGCATGTCATTTTACTTTCTCATGTAGGTATTAGAACTTTCAATGATCCAGAGCGAGAGCCCTATGATCGTTGGGAAATGTCCACACATAAAAAAGTATCAGCGATGATTCGTGAGTGGGTGGACTTTAACTTGTTTGCAAACTATGAGGTATCAACTCGTACAAGCGGACAAGGTTTCAAAGAAACAACTAGAGCTGTGTCATACGGCAAGCGTAAGTTGTTTCATAAATATACCGCAGCATTTGATGCTAAGAGTCGAGTTGATCTTGGGGTAGCACCTTTGGATCTTGATTGGACAGCTTTCATGACTGCATTTAAACAATCTTTAAAATCTAAACAAGGAGAAAACAATGTCTGATTTTGAAATTAACTTGACTAATGTCGAGGAGAGTGGATCGTTTGATCTAATGCCAGTCGGAGACTACGAGTTCGTAGCATCAGGTTGGGAAAATAAAACAAGCAACAAAGGAGATAAGTATTTATCAGTTACCTTTGATGTTACTGGGCCTTCACATGCTGGTCGTAAGATATGGGAAACCTTTATGCTCGAAGGAGCAGGGTTAAATGTATCTGTTGCCAGGTTGAGAGATTGGAGAAGATCTATGGGGATGGATCCCGATGTCGAAGCCTTTGGTATAGAACAGCTTGAAGGCATGTTAAACGTACCCTTGTCTGCCAAAGTCAATATAGAAGTTGGCAAAGATAAAGGGGACGGAACGAAGTGGGATGACAAGAATAGAATTGCAAAATTTATTCCAAGCACAACCAATAGTGCGTCAGCTCCTTCGCCTAGTTCTAATACAGAATCTGCATCTAACGATGATGATTTTGATTGGGACAAATAATTTATTTACAGGAGAGAGTAAATAAATAACTCGAGTGAGTAGTCTTATACACGAAGGCTACTCCTCGCACCTAAGGGTAGTATAACCCTAAACTAATTTTTGGAGAAATTATGAATATAGATAAGAGAGAGGCTAACGCCTTGATAAAATCAATGACATCTTTATTAAACTCTTTAGATCAAAACTTTGACAGTTTACCAACTGATCTAAACGACAAAGTAAAAGAAGCTAAAATGTTATTGTTGAATGTAGATACGAGAACGGATCGACATAGAAAAATTTATAGAATACTTGGATTAAATTGAAACTACGCTACTACCAAAAAGATGCAATAGATTCTCTGCATAAATGGTTTGATACCAAACCAGCAGAGGATCATGCCTTAATTGCATTACCTACAGCAGCAGGTAAGACTATTATCTTTTCACATTTTATTAAAGAGATACTAGCCAAAGATCCTACTGCTAGGTTTCTTGTCCTGGCACACAGAAAAGAATTGGTAGAGCAAGCAGAAACAAAACTTAAAATGGTATGGCCTGATGCACCAGTAGGCGTATTGGTTGCAGGTATGAAACGCTTTGAGATAGATTCACAAATACTTATAGCCAGTCGTGATACTTTAGCATCTCCCAAAAGATTAGATGCTGTAGGTAGCTTTGACTACATGATTATAGATGAGGCACATAATGTACCACCAAGCTCACACACTAGATACAAAAAAATTATAAGCACTTTGTCTGATAGAAAGCCTATGCGTGTTATGGGTTGTACTGCAACGCCTTATCGTATGGGTCAAGGTTATATCTATGGCAATCGTAAAGATCATTTCTTTAAAGGACTAGCCTATTCAATATCAATACCTGAACTGATCCGTAATGGTTTCTTATCCAGGCTATCTGCTTACGCTGTAAATGAGGGTGCCATTATTGATGCAGGTGCTGTCGCATTAAAGTTTAAGAACGGAGACTTCAAAGAAAGTGAGCTAGAAAAAG